GCCAAAGTTGCCCGTGCTACGAGGGCGTCAAGATGAACGATGGCGTGGACCAATGCACGCATCCCGCCAACCGGGGGACGGACAACTGGTGCGCGCTGGAAACCTGTCCGCTACTCACCGGAGCCCAGTCATGACCCCGACCGAAGGCCAGACGAGCACGGAAGCCAAGATTGCGAACGAAGTCGCGCGCGCACTGGTCTCGGCACTCTGCGCCGACACTGACACCGATTTCGACCAGCTTTGCGCCGAAGCCGGAATATCCCCAGATGATGTTGAGGAGTTGAGACCATGAGCCAGACGACCACCCCCAGCGGCGCGGATGTGCTGGACGTGATTACACATGCCGCATGCTCTGTGGCGTACCTAGCGAAGATCCGCAGAGATGCCGGCCACGCCTTGGCCGCCAACATCTACGACATGGAATCTCAGGAAATCGATCAAGCCCGCACCGCCGTCGCCGCCCTGATCGCCCGCAATGCGGAGCTGGAGGCGGAGCGGGAAGCCGGAAAGTTCCGTTCAACGAATCGCGACGTGGTGCTGAGCGACCCGCGCCCGTTGGCGGAAAGGCTGCGGAGCTACGCGCGCCAGTTCGGCAATGAGACGATCTTCGCGAGGACCATCGCTGCGCTGCTGCTGGAGGCTCACACAGCACTGACCGACCGCGACGACCTAGCCGCCGAGAACAAGGCGCCCTGCGCGAGGCGTTGAACGCCATTCTTCACACATACGATGACGGGGGCATCCCGCTTGGGAAAGCGTCAGCCAGACCGGAAACCACTTCATCTGCCACAAGAGCGCCGCCGGCGAGATCGTGCACTGCCGCGGCGTGCATGATCGGTTTGGCAGCAATGCCCACCGGTTCGCTGTCGCCGTCGGCATCCCGATCCGCGAGATCGACATGGATGCGCGCGAGAAAGCGAGCACTCACCAGGAAAGCGAAGAATGAGGAAGCATCCGAAGAATCCGCCGGCAGGCGCAGTCCGGCCGCCGCCGCCCCCAGCGCCGCCGCCGAAGAGGGCCGACACCGGGCTGGCTGCGGAAAACAGATTGATGCGCGAAACGATCTCAGAATACATCGCCGCAGAGAGAGACTACCGACTCGCCACGATGCCGCTCAGCAGCCATGGCCAAGCGCGGGCGGTTCCGCACAGCGATCCGCGGCTGCTCCGCTACCGAGATGCGCGCGCCGCGCTCGCCGGCCTGGTAGCCTGCGGAAGTTGCGGGACGCCGATCCGGCCCGACGCACTAGCGGGGACAACGTGCGGAGGCTGCGCGCCGAGGATCCCGATGCGTGGCCGCGCTGGGAACTTCGCCTTCTCTAAGGCCGGCGCGCTGGCAGTCCTCGCCAGAACGAGGCAGTTCTTCGGCGGCAATGACGATTATTGGGACTGGGATGACGGCGAGCCGTTCGACAAAACAGCGCTTGAAGCTGCGATCAGCGCCACCGATCAACTGGCGAAGGCAGTCAGGGCGGTCCTGAAGGCGCCGGCCGGCGCCGTCACTGCAGTAACCGATCTTGACAGCGCCATCAAGGCTTTTGATGAGGTCGGCCGATGAGCGAAATGACCCTTGATGGGCGCGCCGTCGCCGTCCCCCGGCCTGATCGCGGCGGATTCTGCCCCCATACCGTCCTTCAACCGCCACGAGGCGATGAGGATCCTCGGCACGCCAAGTGCGCCCAGTGCGGTAGGCATTTCCATAGCCAAACCGGTTTCACGGCAGGCAAGTAGACCAAGCGCCATCGGAAAGCATGCGCTAAGCGGGCAGGCCTGAGTCCATAAACTGGGGTGAATCACACTGCCAGGTCTCGCATGGGCACCCCGAACATCTTCTACCCCAAGGTCACGGACGCAGGCCTTGCTGCGGCGATCAGCGTTTCAGGCGTCGGCCTGCAGTTGACGCTGACGGAGGTCAGTTTCGGCACCGGACAGTACAGCCCGACCGGTGCCGAGACCGCGCTCTTCAATGAGGTCAAGCGCATCCCTATCGCTGGGGCGACCAGGCCGCAACCGAACCGGCTTCGAGCGGTTGGCGTATGGTCGGAACTTGAGGAGGCTTCGGAGATAGGGGAGATCGGGTTCTGGGTCGGCGGCACCCTGTTCGCGGTCTGGAGCCAAGCGGTAGGCGGACCGGTCGGGTTCAAAACTCCCGGCGTCGAGTTCGTGGCGTTCTTTGAACTGGTGTTCGAAGAGGTGCCGGCCAACAGCATCACCATCGCATTCAACCCGCTGGTTCCGGAGGCGCTGGCCGCGGTCGTCACCCATGAGGTGGACGACATGGCGCACCCGCAGTACCTGCGGCGCGCGGACTTCGTGAGCGCACACTCCCTGATGACTGCGGTCGCAGTCGGCGGTACGGCTGACGCCATCACCCTGACGCTGCCCACTGAGTCGGCCATCCCGGCATACGCGTTCGGGCAGCGGGTCGTATTCATTGCTGGTGCCGCGAATACCGGTCCGGTGACCGTCAACGTGTCCGGCCGCGGCGTCAAGGCGGTCACGGCCGGCGGCGCTGCGCTTGGCGGCGGCGAGTTGGTCGCCGGTGCAGCCTACACCCTGTTCTACGACGGCACCGCATTCCAGGTCACCGGCGGAATCGGCGGCGGCGCGACGCCGAGCGACTACTACACGGAGACCGAGGCGGACGACAGGTTCCTCAACGTAAGCCAGGCGGCCGTATTGGCGCCGCCGGGGCTGATCGGGCATTTCGCGCGCGATACCGCGCCGACGGGCTGGCTCAAGGCCAACGGCGCTCTGGTCAGTCGAACGACCTATGCGAACCTCTTCGCCGCGATCGGTATTCGTTTCGGTGCCGGCGACGGTGCGACGACGTTCCGTCTCCCGGATCTGCGCGGCGAGTTCATCCGCGGCTGGAGCGATGATCGTGCCGGCGTGGATGCGGGCCGCGGGCTCGGTTCGACGCAGGCAGACGAACTCAAGGCCCATAGCCACACGTACGGCCGGATCAACATCATCAGCAACGGCGAGCGGGACGACAACCCCCAAGCCGGCGACTCATTCAACGAAGCCGCGGCAACAGGCTTTACCGGAGGCAGCGAAACGCGGCCGCGCAATGTCGCGATGCTGGCTTGCATCAAATTCTGAGGCCTGATGAGCATGAAGACCGTATGGCAGATGGATGCTCAGGGCTACTGCGTCGGGCCAGTTCAGGCGGACCCGTGCCCGCTGCAACCAGGCGTGTACCTGATTCCCGCCGGGTGCGTCGAGACGCCGCCGCCGGCTGGTGTGCTGCTCTCCGCCGGCCAAGCCTTCAAGTGGGTGCGCGGCGCCTGGCAGGTGGTCGCGGTGCCCGTCATCGGTGACTACGGAACCCCTGTCGAGAAGTTGCGCGCATTCCTCGCCGCCAACCCGGACGTGCTGGCGATGATCAATGGCTGACCGTCTCAGACCGCTGCAGAACAGTCCTTGGACCAAGGCATCTCCGGAAGCGGAGTTGGAAGCCGAGCTCAAGGACTTGTTCATCAAGGTCTACGCCGACACCATGGCGGCCACCGCGGACGACATCAACGTCTACGGCGCGCCGCACCTCGGCAGTTTCGGCCTGGTCGAGCGCAACATCGATCGCGACGGGCTGAGCGTGCTGCGCGAGACGACCGAGGCGCGGATCCGGTACCTGTTCCGCAGTTGGCGGCACCTCAACCCGGAGCGCGGGCTGCACTTCCTGCGCCTGTACCTGTCGGCGCTGTTCGGCGATGCTTGGGTCGCAGAGCAGTTGTGGCAGCGCAAGGATCAGCCTTACCCCACGGCATTGGCTACTACCGCCGAGGTCGGCGACAGCCGAGACTACTTCCTGACCTCGCGGGTGAGGGTGGATGTGGATTCAGAGATCGTGCCGGCGAAGATCCTGTCGTCCCTGAAGTCGGCAATCGCCGCCCGAATTCTGCTGACGGTTCGCGTCGGGCGCACCTTCGGCGCCGGTGCCGGGACGTTCGAACTCGCCTACAACTGGCATGTGTTCCGGATCGGAAAATACGGCACATTCGACCCGCCGCCGGCCGCGCGCCGGGTCCGCGTCACCGAGGCCGGTGATATCCGCACAACAGAAGTGGCTGGCGACGATCGAATCGTCGAGGGTTCTGCGTAACCCATCGGAAAGCGCGCGCCTTTGGCCGGTCGCTCAGACCGTACATTGATCGCATCAGATTGCCCAGGACGTATCCGTGGCCGATTTCCCCTTGAGTACTGGCAGGTCAACGAACCTGCCAAGCATCCCCTTGTTGGGCACAGACCTCATCGAGATCTCACAGCAGCGCGCCGGCGTGTGGAGCACCGCGGTCATCTCGCTGGCAGAGCTCGTTGAGTATGTGCAAGGCGCGGTCGAGATCAATGCGAGTCGGATTACTGCCGGCACCCTGCCGATCGCGCGCGGCGGCACCAACGGGACGACCGAGGCCGAGGCGAGAAGCAACTTGCAGGTGGCGGATCTCACCGACAACACTTTCTCGGGCAATCAGGCCGTAACCGGGACGGTCACCGCGACCGGCGGCTTTGATATCCCGTAAGGGCTGAACGATGCCGACAGGATATCGCAAAGCAGGCGTGGACTTTGAGGCGCTGTTCGACCCTGATATCGTCGGGGACGGTCCGGAATCGCCACTCACCAAGGTCGGGGGCGTTCCGCTCAAGTTCGCGAACATCAGCTATGGCACCAAGGGGCCGGATGTCGGGATCCGCGAAGGTGGCGTGGACATCTCCAACAAGTGGGCCGCCGCCGGCACCGCGGTCTACGTCAACCTTAACACTTTTCCTGACCTCATCGAGGACGTGCAGGTTGGGTCATCGGCGCCTGTCACATCATCGGCCGGCTTCACATTCCTCCGAAACGGCACGTTTACTTGGTCGCCTGGGGCCGGCGGAAACTGGGGGCCGTTGGCCACCGATACCGGCGACGCCTACGACCTGAGAATCACCAAGTTGACCGGAAGCAACTCCGCCGGCGACATGAGCGGGGTGCTTGCAGATCCATCTTCTGGTCCTGTTCAAGTGCAACTGAACACCTCCAGGAGCATCCTTCTTGAAAACGTGAAGGTCACAGGCGGTGCATTCAGAGCGCGCCGCATCCTGTTCATCGAGTTGGTTCGTCGATCCGATTCGGTGGTCGTGGACTCGGTCACAACGAATCTTGAAGCGGAATCCGATATCTCATGAACGATCACAGCCTCTGCCTGAAATCTGCGTTCGGTCAATACATGGGGCGGTTCTATGCGGGCCTGTACCCGGACACGCCGGCGATGGAATCCTACGTGGACCGCGGCTTGTCGAAGAGCATCGTGCTTGCCCCGGGCCGGATGATCGATGCCGTCGATGAGATGTTGAGGGCGTACCAGAAGAACGAAAACAAGCGTCCGGGCGAAGCGTACCAGCCAGGCGCCAACGCACTGTTCCCGATCATGGTCGTCGCGGTCGCGAAGGACTACATCCCCACCGGCGGCGACTTCGGCGGCAAGCAGGTTGGTCGCCGGTTGGTCGCGCTCGAGGACGGCGCCGGCGCGTCGGTGTACGGCTACCGCCAAGCAATGGGCGACGTGCGCGCCCAAGTCGCCGTAATTTCCGCGGAAGATGCGACCGCGCGCAGTCTGGCGGTGCAGTTCTCGCTCTTCATCGGCGAGGTGAAGAACCGCCGGTTCCCGGTCACGTTCCCGTGGCACAGCTACGAACTGGAAATGACTTGCATGCTGGAGACTCCGGACATCATCTTCTCGAAGGTGGATCCGGAGAACCAGAACATGACGATCCTGGTCGCGGACATCACGCTCAAGGCGGTGTTCCCGTACTTGGACGCGCCGCGCGCCGGCGAGGACAACGACGGCAGCACGAACGTCCCGCCAGGCTACCCCCTGGTGGAGCAGATCAACTGCCTGAACCTCAACACCGACGAAGTGCGGGTCGTCCGCGTCGAGCCGTGATCACGGATGAACGTCTTCCTCTCTGAGGGTGGTCGCGACCAGGTGCCCGGCGATCTAATCGCACGCTGGGTGCTTCGCAGCGACCTGACGCCGGTGCCGCGTACGCTGGAACTGACCGTGCTGGCCAAGGACGGCATGGAAGAGCGCGTCGCGGTCGGCAAGAGCATCTGGACGGGGTACGAACTGCTCGAGTATGAAGTCGTCGCCGCGCGCAAGGAAGTCGTCGGCGGCGTCGTGCAGGACTTGGACCAGGTCGGCGGGATCAACATCACCGCCCTGCTCAAGTCCTGCGTCGGAATCACGTACATCCGTGAGCGCGCGGTTGTTCTGGAGGGCGCGATGCTGGGGGAGGTCTACCGATCCTGCGGCGCGACCGCGGCGATCGCCGAGGACTTCCAGGTTGACCGGTTCACCTGTCTCCGCGGAGAGGTGCCCAGCTTCCAGATCGCGCAGATCCTGCAGGAAGAGGGCGCCGCGCTGGTGATGCGGTCCGGCCGGCTGTCGGTCAAGCGATTGCACGACCTCATGGCCCAGGAACCGGTGGACCGCATCGGGCAGACCAATTCGACCGATGGCGGCGAGAGCGAATACCTGGAGAGGCACAACATCCCGTCGTTCTACAGCACTGACGACACCGGAGCGATCATCCGCGGCGACTTCTCGGCCGCTCGCGGCTCCAGGTTTCTGCCGCGCACGTCCGCGCGCGCGCTGGCCAACGCGACCAAGGTGCTGGTCACGCGCCGGGTGGTCGATTCGGACCTCGCGCAGCAGATCATCGCCGGCGACATGCTGGAGGTTGAGGGCAAGGACTTGATTGTGATCACCGCAGCGCATGCAATGACCGCGAACGACGGCATCACTGAGACGACAAGCAGATTCTGGGTAGGAGGCATGGCGCTGTGAACAGATACCCTGCGGTCGTCAAATCCGTGGATCGCGCGCGCCGCGAGGTCCGCGTCGATATCCCGGGCTTCACCGACGGCGGCGACCAGTTCCCGATCGCCGAGATCGAGTACCCGATCGGAGACCGGTCGGAGCAGACCGAGTTGCGTATCTTGGAAGGCGATCGCATCTGGGTCGCCTTCATCAACGGTGACCCGCGGTATCCGATCATCACCGGGTTCCGCGCGAAGCACGTCGGCAATGAGCCGGATACCAGGCGCTGGGTGCACGACAACTTCGAATCGATCGCAGATCTGCTGTACCGGGTTCAGGCCGGCGAGAAGTTTGAGGTCGAAGTCGGAGCGTCGAAAATTGAGGCCACAGACGGAACCATCAAATTGACCGCCGGCAGCGCAGTGATTGAGATGAGCAATGCAGGCATTACCCTCAACGGCACACGAATCGATCTGAACTGACAATGCCTGCGGTCACCCGAAAAGGCGATCTCTGCACCGGGCACGGAAGTTTTCCGCCGCGCGTTTCAGATCAAGGCAGCCCGAATGTATTCGTCAACAACATCGAGGCGCACAGAAAAAGTGACCACTGGTCAGTACACTGCAGCAGCGGAAGTTGCCACGATTCAACGCTGTCCGGTGGATCCCCTACCGTTTTCGCCAATGGGCTTGCCCTCGGCAGAATCGGCGACAGCGTCGCGTGCGGATCAACCGTGGCATTCGGATCCTCCAACGTTTTTGCTGACGACGGGTCGGTCAGCCCTCCCTACGACTACATTGCTATCGACGGCGGTTTGGTGACATGACATCTCTGACGGTTCCATACCGATTCCAATTGCGCGGCGGCACCGCGGCTGCACTGGCGGCTGCGAATGAAACGCCGTTGGATCGAGAACTTGTTGTCGAAACCGACACCGGGAAAGGGAAAATCGGCGACGGCGCAACGCCATACAACGACCTTGAATATACGCCCATAGCAGCGCCCGTCGAAATCAGGAAGGATGGCCTTGATCTTGAGTGGCGAGCCGTCGGCGGATCGACGTGGCAGCAACTTCTCCCGCTTTCGGACATAAAGGGCGGGGACGGTGATGACGGCGCGGATGGCCGAGAAGTTGAACTGAGAAACAACGGAACCCACGTCCAGAAAAGATTCACGGGCGAGTTGTCCTGGAGCAACCTGATCGCGCTTTCCGAGATCACCGGCGCAGACGGTAGGGACACGGAATTCCAGATCAATTCGACGCACATCCAATGGCGGCCAGTCGGATCGTCTACTTGGGTGGACTTGATCGCGCTATCGGCTCTCATAGGCGCAGATGGGCGCCAAGTCGAACTCCGAAGCAATGCTACGCACCTGCAATGGCAGTACGTCGGCGACCCTGGGTGGACTGACCTGATTGCTCGCGACCTGCTCAAGGGCGACACCGGGGAGCCAGGCCCATCAAGTTCGTGCTTCCCCACTGCCTCTTTCGATGGTGGTTTGGGCGATATCGTAATCGGTGCCTTCTGTGACCTGTTCATCCCTTTCGGATTCACCATCAACAAAGCAACGCTGCTGGGAAATGATGCGGGCTCCCTGCAGATCGATATCCGAGTTTGCAGTTATTCTGATCATCCGGCAGGGCCAGCAGATACGATATGCGGCGGAAGTCCGCCAACGCTTGTCGGCACCAGCAGCACGCAAGATTCAACGCTGTCAGGATGGACCACGACTATCGCAGCCGGAAGCAGCATGAGATTCATAGTCACTTCGTCCATTGGAATCAAAAAAGCAAATCTGGTACTTGAGGGGAGTAGATCGTAATGCCAAAAGACGCGTGGAGCTCACCAATCGAGAACACCAGCGACGCGACGTTTCGCGCGTGGGGCTTGGACATCTCGACACGAATGGCGGTAGCAGGAATGGTGCAAGCCGCCGACACCGGGCAGATCAACTGGGCGACAGTTGTTCGCCCCGCCGCGAGCGCGTACGGTGGTTACGAAATATGGCGCTTCGACGACGCACTGCAGGCATCTGCGCCAGTTTTCATCAAGATCGAATACGGGTGCTCTAACAATCAGGCCACGCCAGCTATACGCGTAACCGTTTCGAGCGGAACCAATGGCGCTGGTACACCGACCGGCTTGGTATCGGCTGCGATCGTCAATTACGCGTCCGGCATTCTGGTTGCCAATGCAAATATCACGAACTTCCCGAGTCGGGTCGTGCATACGCCAGGGTTTTTTGCTCTCGTTTTCAAGATCGGTGCTGGCGTTTCTGGATTGACACTGTTCTCTATCTTGGTGGAGCGCACAACAAACAATGTAGGGATCCCTACGCCCGATGGGGTTGTCTTCATCGGTTGCGGAAACGGCAACCAAGCAACGGCATCGGCACCTGCGTCGATCATCAACTACGTGACCAGCACGGTGAATAACGCCGTCACCGGGCTGGATATCGGCTTCATGCCGAGCCAGATCACCAGCAGCGTCATCGGCGCCGGTCCGCAAATGTTCCACCATTGGCTCTGCATGCCGCAGATGCTGCCGCTGGTCGGGTCCGGGGCCTACATCCTGTCGGAAGAGGCCGTGCTATCGGAGCACGATCTGGTCATGGTGGGAACGACGCCGAGGCACTATTTGTGCGTCGGCAACGCGTTTCGCAAGACCGCGTACAACGGCAGCGCCGCGGTGCTTGGAACCGCGATCCTTTGGGAGGATTGAGCCGATGGTCGTGGCAAACCCGACACAGAAAATATCCGTGATCGTGCCAGGCGTCATGATCCCGGCGCCGACAGTGCTGGTCCTTTCGCCGCCGACAGGTGATGCGACGCCGCAGACGCACGCATTCGCATCGCTGACCGGCTGACCGAAAGCAACCGCTTGCAATTCAGAAAACGCGCTGCTATGGTCCGAATCGGGCCTGGATGACTTCTCTCCGTTCAAGACGGGCCCTAAATGTCCACGAACGGAGCGCAAAGCAAGAGCGACAGTGCGCTAGCGTAACCTCGGCTATACGGAGGTAGAGAGCGGAAGGCAGAATGCGAACCCTGCACTCCACGGCGGATCCGCTCTTAGTTCGTCAGTGCCGACGTAGGGCGCGGGGCGATGGGCACCGGGGAAGACTGGGCCGGCACATCTACGTGGTTCGGATGCGCGGCATTGAAAGAACCCGTAAGCCCCGCCGCGTAAGTGCGGGGCGACCATAGCGGTGAGGCTCGGCATGATGCTTTCGGGGTTTTCCCTTCGGGTCGCCGGTCCCGTCCGGCTTTGCTTGGCTTCACCGCTATGGTTGTATGAAGCAACGAAGATGGTGTTCGGACGGGGCTTCGATGCCCCCACCTCCACCACATGCATTTGCGGTCACCTGAGACGTGATCAGGCAGCACATCGGCAGACACCGATGGGGACTGCCGCAGTAGACCCGGAGGCGGCGCCGCCAAGGGGAGGATGCAGCGAGTGCAGGTGATGGGGGTGAAAGGTTTCGACGGGCGCAGGAATTGAAGTGGACAGCCGGAGAGGCGACTCGCCGCGTGCAGTACGGGGTCCGATCTGGGCAACCGACCATGCAAGAGCGCAAAAACCAGTATCCGCCAACGACAGCGAATACGGCCAGGCCCTCAAAGCCGCCTGACCCGAAGCAAGCGCACTTCGTCACCGAACGCGCAACGGTGCCCGCCCGTCACAAGGCGGGCACCTTCAAGGGATCGGACTTGGCGGCGCTGCCGGCAAGCGGCGAGGTAGGTGACGGGCTCATAACCCAACCCGCCTATAGTCCAACGAGTCGGTAACCAATCCGGCCCGAGTCCGATGCCTTGAGGGTGAAGCGCAGTCGTGCCGGAACGAGGGATTCTGGTTGATCGTTGCGCGTTCTTGGGCGCGGTTCGATTCCGCAAGCCGATAGGGTTCGATTCCCTTAGGCAAAGGTTGATTGACGCCATCCCGGTGATCGCATGCGCTCACCCTCTTCAAACACCCGATGAGCGTCGGTTGTCGTCGCCTGGTGGCCCCGCAGGGATACGGGGCGCGCTACCTTTCGGAAGCCATGACCGCCGCGCGCGCGCGCCATCGGCTACAAATACCGTCGTCAACACCAGCCGACGGCACCCATGCTTCCCACCTCTTGGCGTCGAATTCCGATCACAGGCCGCTTCGTCGGCCGCGACGGCGTGCCGATCGTTGGCCGTCTACTGTTTGATTCGGCACAGGTCGTCGAGATCGAAGGCAACCTGATCGTGCCGAGGCGAATCAGCGTCGCGCTGAACACGAACGGTGAGATCCCGGCCGACACGAGCCTGCCGAGCACGAACGACCCCGATCTGAGCGTCACCGGCTGGGCGTACACGGTCAGCGAGGATTGGGTTGGCGGCCGGAAGCCGTATCGGATGTTCGTGCCGTACGATGCGGTATCGATCAGCATCCCGGAAGCCGCGCAGGCAGTTCCACCGCCGGAGTTGATCGACAACCGCGGCCCGCGAGGCTACAGCGCCTACGAGATTGCGGTACAGGAAGGGTTCGACGGCACAGTGCAGGAATGGCTGGAATCGCTGCGCGGCGCACCCGGGCAGGATGGTGAAGACGGGGCGGACGGCGTGCAGGGTCCGCCAGGCCCCGGCGGCGGGAGCACAATGGTGCTGCAGCCGAACAACGTGAGCACGCCGGAAGATGTCGAGGCGTCGGGCAATCTGCTGGCGAACGATACGACTACGATCGGCGTACTGAGGGTCTTCGAATACTGGATCGCAGGTATCGTCGGAGCGTTCTCTGCGGGCGTGACGACTCCGATCTTGGGGGTCGGCGAGGTCACCATCCATGCCGATGGCGAGTATTCGTTCCAACCCGGCCTGAACTACAACGGCGCGGTGCCGCTGATCAACTATTCGGTGACGAATGGCAGCGAGTTCAGGGTGTCGTCGCTGGTGCTGACGATCCAAGAGGTCGATGACTCGCCGGTGGCGGGCGCGAACGCAGCGATGACCGCGATCAACGAACCGGTCACCTTCGGCATCCTGGGGAACGACTTCGACCCCGAGGGAAGCGGGATCACCCTGACGCACATCAACGGCGCGCCGGCGACGGTCGGCGCGACCATTTCGGTCCCCAATGGCTCCGTGGTCCGCAATATCGACAGCACCATCACGTTCACGCCGGCCGCGGACTTCGAAGGCAATTCCGTCTTCACGTACACGATCAGTTCCGGATCCCTGTCGTCGAACGGCACGATCAATGTGCAGGTCGGGTTCGAGAACATCCCGCTGTTTTCGCCGGTGTCGCCGATCCTGGAAGGCGACTATTTCGACGAAGCGAATACCAATTTCGGCAAGACGATGATGGGCCGGGTCGGCAACGCTTGGGACAACGGCGTCAACGTGAGCGACGCGACGTACAGCGCTGGCCAGGGCAACTTCGACTTGGGGCAGCGGGAGCCGTGGTTGTACGACCGCGCCACGACGACCTACATCCTGTACCTGCGTACGAAGGACGAAACCATTCTCGCGAAGGCGCTGGAATACGCCGAGCTCTACATGACCGGCGTGGTCATGACGTACGACTTGGCCGACTTCACGACCGGAGGCGGCGTCGCGGGCGACCCGAAGTACCTATACCCGATCATCGCGTGGTGGTATGAGCGCGAGACGGGAGACCCGGTATACCGTCCCCAAGCTGCGGGCCTGTACCGGCAGGCGCTGGCGTCGTTCCCGATCGCCTATTCCGCCGGCGCTGCGTTGTGGACCGAGCGCAACATGAACTACGCGATCCAAGCCTGTCTGGCGCAATATTGGATCACGGGCGACCCGGCCGCGCGCGCCAACGCGGAAGCCTATTTCGGCACGCTGGTCACGATGTCCACGACAACCGGCGCACCGCTGCACCCGCACAGCCAGCACGAAGGGACATCGATCAGCACCCCGATCACGTCGCCGTGGATGGGCGCTATGCTGGTCGATACCCTGCTGCAGTTGTATCGGACGAACGGCGATGAGGACATCGTCGCTTGGATCGCGCGGTACTGCGATTTCATCGTCACGAACGGGTTCTACGTCAACAGCGAAGCGCCAGCATTCTTGGGGTTGCGCGTTCCTGCTTACCTCGCCGGCCTTGGCATCACCTATCCCGACGCCGGCGGCCCCTACGGCGACGCGGAGCACGCCTACGATGTGGCGATCATGCTCCAGAAGGGCATGTGGGCGAAGGGCATGCTGTCCGAGAGTAACGCGGCTATGCAGACGATCGTCACCGAGTTGCTGACCGTAGCCGTAGCCACCTTCGAGAACTGGACCCGGACGACAGTCGGCCTGCCGAGGTACCGTCTCAACCCGCCACGTAAGGGGCCATGGTGGTTCCGCCATGCTTACTCCAAGAACTACTTTGCCGGCGTCGTGCCGCTGGCGCCGATCAGCCTGACCTTGCCAACGATCAGTGGCAACACGCCGGCCGGATCGGTGCTGACCGTGACACCCGGCACTTGGGCGGGCGATCCGGTACCGACGATCGCGCGCCAGTGGCGCCGCGGCGCCGCTGCAATTTCCGGCGCGACCGCGACGACCTATACCACGGTCGAAGCCGATGTCGGCGAGACGATCACGATCGACGAGACCGCCACGAATGCGGGCGGCGTGGTCACGCGATCGAGCGCGGTCGGCATCGTCGTCACCGCGGCCGGCAGCCCGGTCATCACATCGCAGCCCGTCTCCCAGACCGTGAACGACGGCGGCGATGCGTCTTTCGCCATCACCTTCACCGGCGCGCCGACGCCGGCCCTGCAGTGGCAGGAATCAACGGACGGCGGCTCGACCTTCACTAACATGTCGGGCCGAACCACAAGCCCGCTGGCGCTCACCGCGGTCGAAGCAGCCATGAGCGGACGCAAGTACCGCGCGCGCTTGATCAACCCGGGCGACACGGTCTATTCCGATGTCGTGACCCTGTACGTTGCCGTCGCGCTTGACGCGATCGCGTTCACTGGCAGCCAAGGTGCCGTGCTGACGCAGGCGCTGCTACCGCCAGGCGGCGCGAACTTCACCATGGAGGCTCTGGTCCGCATCGACGCGCCCAGGATCGGCAATCGACGGATCATCACGAACCGCTACATCGCGGATCGGACCGCGTCGGTTGGCGCTGGGAACAACTTCCCAGATTACGATCCAGCTGTCGGCGATTCGCAGACGGGTTGGACGGGCGGCGTCATCCCCGAAGCCATGACCCAGGGCGAGTGGTTCTTCGTCACCCTGTCGGCCGATTCGAACGTGGACGGCGGGTTCTTCCGCGGCACGATTCAGGATCTGATCGGCGGTGCAATCGCCAGCCAGACCCGGGCCAAGGGCTTCACCGGC